CGGTCTTCTTGAAGCTCTTATTAAATTCATTGACCGCCGCCTCAAGCATGGCCTCCAATTCGTCCTCAGTGATGTGAATACCATACGTCGCCAGTATCTGCGTGGCCCGTTCCATTGCCTTCCGCAGCTTCTCCCGCCCGTGCAGGTCTTTATAGACCTGCTCCACGAAGCGGACGCAGGTACGGCACACGGCCTGCTTGATCTCGGTGGTGACGTACTTGTTGTACAGGTTCTTGATCTGCACGCCCAGCCAGCCGCAGAAGGCAATCACGATCATGAGGATGATCTGATAGACGTAGTTTTTCATGTTATGCTCCTTTCTGATGTTCCAAATCTGAAATTCTGTGGTTTGCTACAGCAATCTTTTCTTCCAGTACGGGGATCTTCTCTGCAAAGTTGTTGTGCTTGCGCACCTCGTCGGTGAGCATCTGAATCTTGGTGTCGGTGACTGCTTGCGCCTTCTCCAGCTTTGCGTCTGACGCATCCGAGTGAGACTTGATCTGTGCCAGCATGTCGCGGGTGTTTGCCTTGTTCGATATGATGACGCCGAACAGAGACAGCGCAGCCACGATAACCGAGCCAATTACACCGATCCACGCTTCACTCATATCACGCGCCCTCCTTTGCCTTTGCAAATGCGAGAAATCCCTTCTGAAATTCCTCGGTCTGCATGTACTCAGCCAGCAGCGCAAAGGCCCCAGACACGTCAGGGCGCTTGCCGGCTTCCTCCTCTGCCTCCGGCTCCTGGGCGCTGCCGCGTACCAGGTTCATAAAGGCTTCACTCCGCACGGCGTCCATATCGACGTTGCCGCCATAGCCGGGGACGGTTCCCTGGTCGCTGAACTGCCAGAGGTCGCACGGCGTATTGGGGGAGTTGCTGCTCCACTTGGCTACCCACACAAGGCAGCCGACAGGCAGCATGTTGGCGCTGATCTTTGCGAAAAGCGTCCCCTCTGAACCATAGACGCCGGGGATGTAGCCCGCGTCCCTGATCTCCTCGCACCAGGCCCGGATGATCTCATACAGAGTGCCGGACGAAAGCGCAAGCTGTTCTTCTGTCTCCATGTCGAGGTACAGGCCCAGCGGGGCCGGGAATCCCCGAAGCGTGGAGACAATGAACCGCGCCTCGTTCCGGGCGCTTTCCGGCGTCAGCGCGTGGGAATAGCAGTACCCGCCCACGGGGATGCCTGCTTTCTTGGCCGCCATGTAGAAATCAGGGGCAGCGCCGTCCTGTAAATATGTGCCCTCGGTGATTTTGAGAATCACAAATTCAAGGTCGCCGCCCGCCAGTTTCTCGATGTCGAGCCCCTTCTGGTAATGAGAAATATCAATCCCTCTCATTGGGTGTTTCCCTCCTATGATGTTTCCGAAAATGACGATTAACAGCGCAAGGCACATTCCCGCAAGGATGCCTCCGAGGAACAGTTCAAAAGCTGGGATGATTGCCAGATCAGATAGCCACTCCCATTCGTAATACATGTCTCATTCCTCCTCCAGCAGTCCGCAGCCGGCGCGGGTGTCCTCGTCGATCTCCGCGCCGACCTGTGCAAGCGCGGCGGCCTGCCGTTGGATTATGGCCGCCTGCTTGTTGCACAGCTCTGTTAGTTCCTCGATGGTCTGATACAGCGCCGCCTCCATTAGTCCGTGTCGGCGTCAAGAAGGGCCTGTACAGCGGCCCTCCATCTCTCCGGCACATCGTCAATGGTGAAGGTGCTGCCGGGGGCCTTGATCTTGCGATAGTAGATTTTTGCCATTTCCTTAACCTCCAATCAGTGCGGCCAGCTCGATAAGCGCGTCGTCCTGCTCGTCGAGCCTCTGTTTGATAACGTCCATTTCGGAGGGCTGGGGCTCCTCCGGTGCGGGGGTGTCGGCCTCGATCTCCGCCGCGCTCCTCGCTACGGCGTGGCCGCGCTGGTACTTATACAGGGGGACGCCCTGCATGTTGGTGATGGGGTCGCCAATGGTTTCCGGTACCGGCTTCCAGTCGGTGTTGCCGGAAAGGTCGCCAGGGTTCCAGGCGATAATGCGGTTTCTGTCGTCGATGTTTACAAACATCAGAATTTCTCCTCTCGATAAATTTTCACATCGTAACCGAACAGCTCATGAAAGAGCTTGTCCATGTTGCGTATAGTCGTGTGCCCGTCATATTCCCGCAGGATGTACCCGCGGTAAGAGTTGTAGGAACAGGCGATTTGTTCAATCGTCATTTCCCCTCTGTCCAGGAGCTTGCGGAATTTCTTCAGCTTCCGGCGCTCTCTGACGGTGTTGGCGTGGCAGGGCTTGGCTACTACCTTCCCGGTTTCGGTCAGCCAGTAACGGCCCTTCATAAAGGTGAATCCGTGCGACAGCTTTACGATCTGCGTTTTCTTGGGGTTCAGCTTGATACCGAGCTTTTCACACTCGGCCGTGATCGCGGCCAGGCAGTATTGCAGGCGCTCTTTTGAGCTGGAAATGATGTAGCTGTCGTCCATGTAGCATCCGTAATACCTCTCCCGAAGCACTTCCTTGATAAAGTGATCTATTGGGCTTCGGTAGCTCACGGCGAGGATCTGCGACACCTGGCTTCCGATTCCCAGCGATTTTTCTCCGAAGGGCTCTACAAATTGCCGTGTAAGGGCAGCAATACGCTTGTCGTCAAAAGCCCGCTCCAGCATGGCATAAATCGGTTCATGCAGGATGTTGTCGAAATAGCCGGTGAAGTCGATTAAGAGAATCCATCCCTCATTACTGCCGTTTTCCCGGAAATAACGGTGCAGGTGGACGTGCAGCCGGTGGAGTGTGAAGGTGATCCCCTTGCCCTCCAGACTGGCCCCGTTGTCATAGATAAGGCTCCGGCGCAGCACGGGGACAAGGGCATTGTCGCACAGGCTCCGTTGTGGTACGCGCTCCTTGAAGTGTACAGAACGGATGCTTCGTGTCTTGCCTCGCTCGCATAGAGTGAAGCAGATAAAGCCCATTGTCACATCACGCCCGTTCAGCAGCAGGAAGCGCAGCAACAGGAGATTTCGCAGCCAGTTAAGGAAATACCTCTGCACAGATTCTTTCCACCTGATTGTCTTCCGGGACAGCTTCGCCGCCCGGAACAGGGCGTTCATGCTGCACAGATTATCGAAGTTGTCATACTCCGCTATGGCAATCCGCCGTTTTGCCTCGCGCCTGGCCTTGCGCCGTTCATACCGGCGCTGCCGTCGTTCTTCACTTGTCATAGAAATTTGGTACGATGCACAGGCTTGTTATAGTGCGCCGTTCTACCTGTTTAGCGTGCATAGAGTTTTTAGGTCTATTCGGGGCATGAAAGCGAGCTGTTGCGCTGGCCCGCCCATGCAAGCAGCGTCCGCCCCTTGCGTCACCGTACATATTTACCCTCCTTTTTCGGGTCGGGATGGTTATCGGCTCCTTCCAAATATGGCACTGATTTCGCCCTGGGAAGGGGGTTACTTTGACGGGCCGTTGATGGAATCCGAGCGGGACACGATTCGCGTTGCTGGCGCCGTTGTTGTTGGCGTTGCCGTTGTTGTTGACATTCGCCATGTTCGTCGCCGTCGTCGCGGTAGCGAGCCACCAGTTGCAGCGTTTACAGCCGATAACCAGGGAATCAGAAAGTAATTACAATTCGCATTACTTTCTGTTCTTCTGCAATTTCGCGTTTTTCTTCACGCCGCGCAGCAGACTGAGCTCTTGCTGCAAAAGAAGCCCTACCTGCTCCACGCGCTCAGGAGTAACGGTTTCAATCGCCCAAACGCAATCCTGGAGTTTGCGGTTCAGTGATTCTCCTGCCTCTATTGCGAGCTGGAGATATTCTTTCCTTCTGTGCAGCTCATCATCGTTGACCGGGAAGCGGGTATATGCGCTGTCGATGTAAAAGCTCATCCTGTCAAACAGATTCAGCAGCGGTACCACGTCGGTGTACAGGGTTCTCTTCGGGAAAACATTCGGATTCCCGGTCACGCGGCGCAGCTCTATCAGCAGGTCTACGCGCTTGTCCGCCCATTCCTTTCCTGTTGGTTTCCGGTTTCTTGTATACACGTTACTCATGGTTGACGTTCCTCCAGACGCGCCCCATAAAGGGGCGCTGATTTGGGGTTAGGTGAGAAGGAAGCCGAGCGGGACACGATTCGCGTAGCTGGCGCCGTTGTAGTTGGCGTAGCCGGTGGTGTCGACACTCGCCATGTTCGTCGCCGTCGCCGCGGTTGCGAGCCACCAGCCGCAGCGTCCGCCGCCGTTGCCGCTGCCTTTGATGATGTGGCGGGAGCTGCCGGCGAAGATCGGCCACTGATTGTAAAGGTTCCCGGTTTCGTAGCTGTTCATCTGCCAGGCTGGGGAGCCGTAAACCTCGCGCTCCGTCGGGAGGAACAGGCGGCCTCTGTCATTCCAGGCCCAGGAGGTGGGGGAGCCTGCGCCCGCTGCCATGGTGGGAAGCAGCGCGCGCATACCCTTGTTGTTGGGGCCCTTGAAGATGTAGGGGCCGAGCGCGGAAGCCTCTGCCAGCTTGATAATTCCCTTGTTGGGGTCGTTCAGTGTAGCGAATGCCGCAGAGCCGAGCCAAGGATTTACCGCCGCCGTGTCGAACCACACGCTGTTGTTGCACCGCATCTGGATCGTGTTGGCCATGCAGTCGCGGGACAGCATGACGATATGCGGGACGGTCAGCTCCGTGTCACCATGCCTGAGATAAGGATTGATCGCGGCCACTTCCATCAGCAGCGTCTCGTTCATGCTCTTCTCAAAGCCAGGGGTGCAATCGCCGATTGCCGCGTAAACATCGGTGCCGCTCACCTTGAACTTGATCGCCGTGGCGCTCTGATATTCGCCCTGGATGTCAGCTTCGGTGGTGCCGCCCTCGGTGGTCAGCGCCGCATCGGTGTAATAAGTGGTACCGCTGGGGACGGTGAAGCGAGCGAAGTCGGTGTAGGTGCCGTTGAGCGTGATCGGGAAGTAATCCCCGATGTGGATTTTCGTGAAATCCCCAGCGGCCACGGCTGCATGGAGCGCTGCCGCATTTTCAAACGCCTGGCTCAGATCGTCGCCGCCGTACCCTTCAACGGCGGGCGTGCCGTTGAAGGGCTTAATGTCATGCACTACGCCGCCGATTTTCCACTGATCGACGTAGGGCCTGTTCGTAGATGCCATTTGTTGTGATCTCCTTTCACTGTGCCGGATCGTCCACACTCACGGTGAATGACGGCGTGGGCAGTACGGTGTCCGTGCCTGTCAGCTCAAAGTGAGCGTGATAGCGTCCAGCGGTTCCTGTATGTTCGGCGTCGAGAGATACTTCGATACGGCTCTCGGAAATATCGCACGCCGCCTCTTTATATGCACCGCCAGGGAGCGTAGCTTTGAGCTTGGCCTGTACGCCGTCCTCGATGTTGTACGGAACACCGCTCATTGTCAGCGATACAAACAGCTTCGCCGCTGTTTCGCCCCTCCTGACGTTGACATATACCTGTGAATCTTGCCGGTCTAAATCCAGCGAAAAATGAATGTTGTGCTTATTCATGCCTTTCTCCCTTCTTATCCGTGCCTGCCGGCCCAATAATTGAGATCGTGCTTCCATCCCTGGGCGTCCCAAACGGCGCTCGCCTGTGCAAAGGTCATTTCCCCGGCCATGACGGAGGCCCGGAGTGCATAACCGAGCTCATCTTGTTTGAGGCTGCCGTTGCCGTCTGCATCCGCAAAGCTCAGAATCTCTGTGAACCGGTCAAGGCTCATGCCGGAGGGCTTCAGCGAGCTTTCCCAGGCGTTGTATGTGGCCTGCTTCCTGTCGCTGCCGTAGATCGGCGCTGTTCCCTTGAAACTGTCGAAGGATTCAGCCGGCTTGCTGGTTGCTGCCGGGGCGCTTGCCTTGGGCGCTGGCGTGCTGGTCGGCGTTGCGCTGGCCGGTGCGGGTGTGGCAGTGGGGGCTGCCGGGGAAGCCCCGTTCTTTTCCATCCACGCCTCGAAGGTCTTGCTCTTGGCGCTGTTCCACTTCGTCCGCCAGATCGCGTCTGCCTGCTCCTCGTTAAGCTCTCCGCGCCGCATGGCTGCCACAAGCTCCGCTCCGAGCTCATCTTGTTTGAGGCTGCCGTTGCCGTCGCCGGCGGCGTCAGCATCCGCAAGGATTTTCTCGAAGGTCTTTTGTGCCAGGCCCGTCGGCCTCACGGTGTCCAGGTACTGCCTGTCAATGGCCCGCTCGTAGGTGTCCAGCTTGTACTTCGGGGCGTAGTACCCGACAGTGTTGTTCCAGAGGTCTTGCACCTCGCGCCAGGCCGTCGCAATGGGAAAGCCCGTCGCGCCTGCCGCCCCGCGGATGAAGTTATAAATCGCACCGTAGGCGGTGTAATTGGTCTTGTTGCCCTGGATGAGATCAATCGTGATCTGAAAGGCTTTCTCCAGGTACTTTGCATACTGCGCCCATCCGTTGGAAAGGCCGCTGCCGTAGAGGTCAAGGCCCAGCTTGTCAAACACGCCAGCGTAATCCAGCAGGCTTTTCAGCGCATCGTAGATTTCGGACACAAGCGGGATCTTCCCGAAGGGGAGCGTTTCTTCTATGACGTTGTTCTTGAAAGCGGCAAGGTATTTCTGGAAAAAGTTATTCATCCAGTTTTCCGTGTCGTATTCATCATCATCGCGCCAGGCGTCCATAATGGCCTGCATTGCCGCAAGCATGACCTGGCCGATGGTATAAACGCCGATGGTCTTTGCGATATTGCCGCCGTTCCTTCTCCACGCCTCGCTCCGGCTCATGCCGCGCTGCACATCGTCCGTATACTTGTAATAGGCGTCTGCCAGCATGGAGGTGGTTGTCATGGGCTCAGACATGAAGCTGCCCAGCATCCTGGGGAAGAATCCCTTTGCCCTCAGAAACTCGCTCTTGGTCAGCACGCTGTCCACCACCTGGGTTTTATAAACCACGTCCTCGAAAAGCTCTGTCACGGCCTGCATATACGCCTCCTGGGATTCGTAGGCGCTCCGGTGAACGCTGTCCTTGGCCGCGTACCACATGGCCGCCCACGTCAGGCGGTCAGCAGTTTCCGCGCCCTTGGTGCCGGCTTCCGTCACGCGGTCGCCGAAGCTGGGGTTCTGCTTGATTAACTCCGTCAGTCCACGGGAAATGTTGGTGTCGTAAAAGCCGAGTTGCTTCCACGCTGCTATGCCGCTGTGCTCCTCCATCTCTGCCGCCAGCTTCTGCAGGTGTGTAGCGCTCATGGCAAGGCCCTTTGCCAGCTTTGCCGGGGAAAGGAGCATGGCGGCCCTCGTTACGGCCATAGGCTGCTGAATCACCACACGGGCATTAAAGGCAATCTGCGCCCGGTTGAATCGGTGCAGGCCCTTCATGCCAATGCTGTCGTATGGGTCGCCCTGGGCCGCGGTGCCGTTGTAGGCGCGGAGAAGATTGATAACAAAGCTCTCCGCATAGCCCTTGCTGCCGCTGCCTGCTCGCGCTTCCTCCGGGGCCCCGAAAGCGAGGGACATTTTTGCCCTTACCGAAGTGCTGCTGTTCTTGTAGTTGAACCATTTCAGCGCGTCCAAAACCGGCAGCGCAAAGCTGCGGTACTGCGTCATGCTGGCCGTGTGGTTTGCGAACACGTCGAAGATGTTGTAGAGGATGATCCTGTTATTGGCGTTCTCTCTGAGCTCCTTTGTAAAGCCCATGTTGAGAAGTGCGTACAGGCCGGCGCTGTCGGGGCCTTCCTCTACTGTGGCCGGGAGATAGCGCCCATCGCTGTTGATGGGGAAGTAATACTCCTCACCGAACTGCTCCACGTCAAAGCGCTTCATGCTCACATAGTTGCCCCATTCCGCACAGTCCTTGCTCATGAACTGCTGGAGCGCGTCTGCTACTTCCATCTGTCGCGGGGTAAGGCTCTGCACCATCCTCTGCACATCCTCCAGGCTTACCAGGTGCCCTTCGTCGAGCTGCACCTTGCCCTTTTCGGTGAAGTTGGCTGCCCGGATGCCGTCCCCGTAAATGTGGGTGAGCGCCTGGGCTCTCTTGTTGAGGCAGTACAAGCTCATGACCTGGGCGACGGGGAGCCGGATGGTTTCACCGCCCGAAAGCGTGAAGCTCTTTACTTCCTCGCTCCATGCCTTGACTTCCTTGGCGCTGTAGGTCTTTTTTGCAAATTCGATGATTCGATTTGCAAGCCGGGCCTGCGTCGCCTGGCCCTCCCGGAATTCGTGCTCGATGCTCTGGCCGCCCTTGCCAAAATGTTCAAAGGCGTAGCTGGGCCTCATGTAGTCGAAACGCATGAACTTATACACAAAGCCGCTCTTCTTGGATTTGCTGAATTTGGACAGGTGCCCTATGGTTTCCTCGCCGGCGTCATAGCTGTGCTGGAACATGGCGTTGTTGTGGAAGGTGTTCATTATCTGGATATACTTCTTTAGGGTTTTGAGGACATGCGCGAGTTGGCGAAGCTCGCCGGCACTCATTCTGTTTACGACGAATGTGCCGGAATTCTCTGAAATAAGAGCCTCCGTCTCGTCAATCATCGTCTGGAAAACCTCTAAGAAGTCCGGCGGAAGATCCGCGTACCCGGAATACACGCCGTTTGCGTCTACGTTCTCCTTGATCGCGGTATGGAGCTTTTTCATGGCCTTCAAATACCGCTGGTCAGCGTTTTCAAACTTCGTCTTTCTGACTTGGCCCGTTTCGAGAAGGTAGTTGCTGGAAAGGTTGATGCTGTCGAGAAAATCAGCAACGGTTTTCTGAATCTCCGCGGGTACGTGCTTCAGCACATCCTTGTTGCTGGGGCTCGTCATGTACTTCGTAAACTCGAAAACGTATTTGCGGATCCTCTTTCTGTACTTCTGCGTGGCCTCAGTCTCGTTGCGCTTCTCACGGTACCGGCGGAGTTTTTCTTCGCTGCGGGCCCGTTCTCTGCGCTCCACGACAGATCGCGCTTTTTCCAGCACGCTTTTCAGAACTTCTTTGTTTTCCAGGGACAGGGCCCGGTTTTCTAAGGCTTGAATCTTAGTATCTAAGATTTTCATAGCAGACAAAATCTGCCCCGCCTCTGCGCGGGAGCCCCCCTTCGTGAATTGCTGTTCTCGGTACTGCCTGCCTAACTCCTCGCGCCGTTCCTGGGCGTCCTGGAGCTTCCCCAACGTCTCATTGAAGATACGCAGGGCGTCCCGCTCGCCTGGAGCAAGGGTGTCGGGGTCTATGTCCTCCGCCGCCATTTGCAGCAGCTCGCGGTTGCTCACGCTCTCCTGCCTTGTGGAAAACTCTGTGTCGCCGTCCTCGCTGGTTGCCGACACGGGGTTATTCTCCAGCAGCTTATCCAGCATGGCAAGCCCCTGTTCGTTCATGGGGATGAAGTAACGGTTCCTCCAGTTGATCTGCTCCATCATCATGCCGGGGTACTTGGTGCGGACAAACTGTGCATTGAAGGGCTGGGAGTATTCAAGCCTCCACTCGCCGCTTACTCTGCTGCGGAAGATGGACGCCCGCTCATAGCTCAAATTGAACCGGGTGCCGTTCTTGATGGCCTGTTCTGCCACGGTCTTTGCGGTGTAGCTTTCCCTGGTGCGGCTCACATGGAAACGGCCCAGCACGGCGTCTATCTGATCCGGGGCAATCACGCGGCCCAGGTATGCGCTGCCGTCGTCGGCAATCAGGCGCTGTACCTTTGTGCTGCCCTCCTGGGGAAGAGTGTCCCAGATCGGCAGCAGCGCCCCGGTGAGCATGTGCTTGGTTTCCTCGTTGTACTCTGGTACCTTGGAAATCTCTTTATCCCACTCGGCCTGCCATTCGCCCTTCGGGATGGCCTCGGCGTTCTTCTCCAGGCTGCTTTCCTGCCAGATCGTGCTTTTGCTGCGGTTGGGAGATTGGAGCTTGTACTGCTTCTGAACTGCGCCCCATTCGGTGGTCTTATCGGCCACGCGGTACACGGCCCTCACGTCGCCGGCCTTGGTGCGGTAGATTCCCACAAAGCCCGTGCGGTACCTCTCGGCTTCCGCTACGGTGGTGATGATCTTCGGCTTGGTGTACACCTTGGCCTGCACATAATGGGTCGCGGCCCCGCTGCCTTTCTGCTCCTTGATAACGCTGTCGTCCACGATCTCGATTTTGTCAGCCTTGACGTTCTCCATGCCCCGGTCAAGTGTGCCGGCTGCTATGGCGGCCTCCATTTCGGTTTCGTAGATGGTGATAAAGGCGTCGAACACACGGTTCTGCTCGTCTACCTCCAGCACAAGGATACGGTTCAAAAAGGTGCTGATGTCGCGTGCGAGGGTATCGTTGATTCTGAAAGCGCCGTGCTCGTCAGTGAACTTCTCCAGCAGGCCCAGCTTGCGTAATACCTCGCGTCCCTGGATGCCCTCCAGCTTGTTCGTGCCAAGGCGCTTATAAAACTCTCGCAGAGAATCACGCGCAAGGTCGGTTTCCAGGTTGTCGCTCGCGCCGAACATGCCGCTGCCTGTGTCGCGCTGGCCTTTCGTCAGGGCGCCGAGTTGGTCAAGCCTGCGGGCAATCGTGGAAGTGAAACGCTTCTGGCCCTTGATGTTGGTGGTGACAAGTTTATAAATCGGGGCGCTGGCCTCATTGCTTCGATGGGTGCGGCCAAAGCCCTGCACGGCCCTCGATGCCTCCCAGCCTGGCTGGAGGACATAGTGGACGCGCTGCTGCTGATTCTTGGCTCTGAGGTCGGCGTGGTAGCTCTTGCCGGTGCCGCCCGCGTTGTTGAATACCAGGATCCGCTTGTCGCCGTTCTGAAAGGCGTTCACGTCCGCCTCCTTGGATTTGGCGCTTCGCTTCTCCTCCACGCGGGCAATGCTGCCGTCTGCCTGCCGTTTGGGTACCACGCGGCGGGTTCTGCCGGTGATCTCGGACACTTCCTCGGTGCCGAAGGCATTGAACAGCATTTCGAGCGGGCCGTCCGGGATGCTCATGCTCTCTATCTCTGCGATAAGTGCGTCACGCTTGCGAACTGCGGCCTTGTCAATGACCGGCTCGCCCTTGCTGTTGGTGACAGGTCTTGACTGCGTGTTCCCGTCGTCGTCGGTGTATTCCTCAAACTGCGTCACGGGGTAGCACTTCATGAGGTAGTCGATCAGCGTCCCGCGGGGCGTCAAATCCATCTCGTCGAGCTCGCCGCCCTCGGCCTTGATGTTGGCAATCTGCCTGTCGGCCTCGGCCTGGTTTGTGTTCACAATCTGAAGTACACAGCTCCTTCCGGCTGCAAGCTGCTTTCGCATGTCCGCAATGACGCTTGGCATGGACATGGAGGTGAGCACCTGGTTGTAAAATCGCTGCATGGCCCCGTAATACTGTCCTATGGCGTTGCGCCGGGCCGCGGAGTTGTACTTTGCCCCGGTGCTCTCCAGCGATTCCTCCACGCTTTTCATCGTGGTCTGCCAGGCGCGGCTCATGGTGTCGTAAATCTCGCGCTGCACGGGGTCAAGGTCATGCTGAATCGTGCCGTACTCTACGCCGTTATAGCTGATGCTGCGGGCGACGTACATGCCCATTGCTTTCATGTCGCGGACTACAAGCTCCATGGCCGCGAGGCCGGAACTGCCAATCTTGGACACAAAATCGTTCACGTCGGAAAACGCCGTGCCCTTGCCCCACAAACCGAGGCGGGATGCAAAGGCAAGGCCGTCCACCTCCGTTGCTGCCGTCGCGGACACATAGACCACGCGGGCGTTTGGAAGTAGACGCTGGAGCTCTACGGCGGCCATGGCCTTTGCGCTGCCCTTGGCCTTGCCGAACTTGCCGCGCTTTCCCAGGAGATTACCCATGTTGTGGGCTTCGTCAAAGGCGATAACGCCGTCGTAATCCTTGCCGAACCAGTCTGCAATCTGCTGTACGCGGCTCCTGTTGTTCTTCTCGGTGCGCAGGGTGTCATAGGTCGTGTACAGAATACCGTCGGAGAAGTCCGGCGCGTTCTGGAGCTTCACTTTCGACAGGTCATGTACCTCGTCCTTGCTGCGGCCCGTGGTTTCCGTCCAGTCGCGCACGGCGTCATTGTAAAGGCTCTGCTTCTCGGAGATCCAGACGGCCTTGTTCCGTCCCTGCATAAAGTTGTCCAGGATGATGCCGCTGATCTGCCGGCCTTTGCCCACGCCGGTACCGTCGCCGATGAAAAAGCCGCGGCGCTCTCCGCCGGGGAGCTTCTGTTCGTGTGCCTGTCCTGCGTAGGTGATGCTCACCATCTGCGCCTCGGACAGATTGTTTTTTATCACATTCGCCGGCAGCTTCGGTATATAGGTCGCCTCTGGCATATCGACAGCGGCCATGGCCGCGCTCTCCACAAGCGTGGCGGGGTGGGCCTTGCTGCCGCTGGTCGTGAGTTTCGGCGTCTTGTAGGTGGCATAAACGCCGTCGTCGCTGGTTTCCTGCTGCTCTACCTGTCCTCTGCGTGCAGGCTCGGCGCTAAGTCCGCTCCGCTGTTGTCCAGATTCTCCTTGAACATCTGCAACAGCCTGGCTTCCGCTTCCGACATCAGGTCGTTCGTCTTGCTGACTTCGCGGATCTGTTTCAGAAGGTCGTTGCTGCTCCACGGCTCCCCGTTCACTGGCACCAGCATCCCGTACACGCGCCGCGCCTCGCTCTCCCCGCTGAACGTCAGCATTTCCAGATTCTCGGCCTCCTCCGGCGTCATGATCTCGGATGTCAGGTGCAGGCCCTCCGCTATGCGAAGCGTCGTCCTGATCCACTGAAGGATGTACAGCGTGTTCTCCGTCTGAAACGGGAACAGCAGTTTCCTGATTTCCTGTGATACGGGCGTCCCGTTCCACTTCTGCGTTTCTGTCATTTCTGATACCCTCCAATATCTGCGGTACTTGCGTAAGGTCTTTGAAACTGCCGGTCAGGGTCTTTGCCGTGCCCTGGGGCCCGGTCTTGTCAATGACAACGATCTGCACATCAAAGGTCGTGCCGTACTTCTTGTAATTCTCGCCGTCAATGCTGATGTTTGCCCGGATGTTATACCGCTCTCTCACCTTGTCCCAATACTTGGAGTAGTTGAGATCGGACATGCCGCGCCCCAGGATGGTGACAAGCCTCCCGCCCTCGGAAAGCCGCTCCAGCGCCTGGTCTATGTGGCGCTCTGCGTTGCTGGTCTTGTTGTTCTTTGTCCGCCCGGCGGTGGAGGAGAAGGGCGGGTTCATGATTACTGCCGTCGGCTGAATGTTATCGGGCAGCACGTTGTCGATCTGCTCTGCGTTCTCATTGAAAGCGTGGTCGAACTCCATTGCCTGCAGCACGCCGAAGCGCCGTTCGGAAAGCTCGTTGACCGTCACTTCCGCGCCCCACGCCTTGGCAAAGGCCGCAAGGCCGCCGATGCCGGCGGAGGGCTCCAGCACGCTTTCCCCGTTCTGGATATTCGCGGCCCACGCTGCAAGATAGGCAATGCTTGGCGGAGTGCTGAACTGCTGGTAATCCTGCTGCTCCTGGGTGCGCACGTTCTGTGTCGGCAGAAGGGAAAGAATTTTCTGCGCTTCCCGAAGTCCCGCCTGGGCGTTTGCCGCGGTGCCGTCGTTGTAACTGCGCATCACGTCCACCATATACCGGTTTACGGCAAGCTCCATGGCGTCGTAGGCGTCTTTCCGGTTGTATGCGCCCTCTGCCTGCGTCCCGCCGAAAGCGTCGTCACAGATCGCGTAGAGCGTCTTGGAGGGAATTCCCTTGCCCTGCTCCAGATACCCGCGGATAATGGCGTATGCGGCCTTTTGCGAGGGGGTGCCGTCCTTCCACGCCTTTATCGCCTGGCTGGTCTTGGTGCTCGTCTTTGCCTTGGGTGCTTCGGGCATTTTGCGGATGATCTCCGTGGCGGCCTTATTGCCTGCCGCCTCCTTGATCTTCCCATCGTTGAAAATATCCCCGTTTGCAAAGGCGCTCGCGCTGCCCCTACTTGGTTTCGGTTCCTCCAGCGGCTCAAGGAAGCGGTTTGCCTTTGCGACGGCGGCAAGGTCTTCTATGGCGTCGCCGCGCTCCTCGAATCCGTTGGAGGCGTAAACGCTGTCTCTTGCATTGCCGATGGGGTAAGCGCCGCTGCTGTCCCGGTACCGTTCGATTCTGCCGTAATACCTGCCGTCGCCGGGGGAAAGCCGCACGGAATATCTCATGCCGTTGATCGTGGCGGAGTTGCTCGCGCGCAGGGCGTCCCGGATGGCCGCGGCCTCGTCAGTCTGTGCATTTTCTGCACGGGCTGGGGCCTCCGCCCTGGGTACCATGCCTTTCAGATCCGGGCCCGCCTCGGCGGTGCTTGTGAAGTCATTGGCGGGGAAGCGGCTGCGGTCTGCGGGCTGTATGCGCTGCACACCGCCCTGCTGCCGGATGTCCGGCCCCGTTTCCGCCTGGCTTGTCAGATCGTTCTCGCCAAAGCGTTCCCGGCCCACGGGCTCCACTCTCTGCACGCCAGGTTGCTGCCTGATGTCCTGGGATTCCTCCGTGCCGGCCTCCACGGGCCTAAAGAAGTCCATTCCGGCCCGGCGAACTGCCGGGGATTCCTCGGTGGTTGTTTCCGTTCTGGAAACCGCCGCTCTGCGCTTCGGGAGATTATCGGGCTTCCCGGGCTGGTCAAGCACGGCCTCGCCGGTGGCGCCCTGGTAGTTTTCCACCGCGCCTTTTGCTATGCTGTCCCACATCTGCACAATGCTGTCCAGGTAGGCCCCGTTCGCTTTCAGCGCTTCGGCCGTCCCTGGGGCCTTGGTGGTCATTTCCTGGTAGTGCTGCCGCATCCGTGCGGCAAACTCGCGCAGTTTCTGGAGGAGCTTGTTGAAAATCGTCCTGTGCTCCTGGGCAAGCTGCTGAACAAGCCTGCTGTCAGGGAGGATGTCCATCATTGCATCTGCCACCACCTCGCGGCTGGCCTGCTGATAGCTCATCTTCCCGGAAGAATCTGCGGCCTGCTTTGCCTCGATTAGATCGTGGATGTTCTGCCCCCGCTCCTCCAGCGTATGAAACACAAATTCTCTGAATTCATTATACTGCGTCGGATTCCATTTCTCAATGAAATGTGTGAACTCATGGGTGAATGTCCGCATCATCGTATACTGGCCGAGGTTGTTTATATCCTTCGTCCCGTTGAGGCCGCTGTTGAGGTCGATATAGACGGTGTTGTCCTTCCACTGGAAGCGGCCCTGCTCAGAGGGGAAGCGCCCGTCCTCGCCCGCCTGGGAGCGGTACAGTACGATGTTGACGCCCGTCGTCTCGGCGTAGCGGGTCAGGAGGCGATAGGCGGTGTTCTGCCGGTCATTGAATGTCTTGCGCAGGTCAGCAATTCCTACGCCCTCTCCGCGGACAGTGCCCTTCACGCGGGCAAGATTCCCACTTCTGCGGCTGCCGCTGATCCTGGCCGCGCTCTCGCTGGCCGCGCTTGCTGCGTCATGCTTGCCCAGCTCATAGGCCGCCGTGCGCTGCTCCTCTGTCAGCGTTGGCACATAGGGGATTCCATCGGCGTCCGTGCCGGAGAGATAACTTTCCGAAACACCACTCTGCCCCATGTCGTATGCGGCCTGGAAGCCGGCTGCAAATTCCTCTACGCTGGTGTCCGCCGCCCTGTCGTAGATCTCTGTGACGGCCTGCGGGCTGCGAAACTCCCTGCTGAATGCCTCGATGCTCTCATACCGGGGCGCGTTGTCAGCTTTCCTGCTGACATTGGGGGTTTCCGCTCTTTCGCCGGCTGCCTGCCGTCCCATCTGATATGCGAGGCGGAATTGCTCATCCTTCAGCGCGTCGGCGTAATCGGCGTTCTCTTTGGCCTGCTCCAGCGTCAGGCCCGTCTTGCCGAAGGAAAACGCCTCCCGCACGCCCTTGGCGTAACTCTGCGCATCCGTGCTGGCTGCGTCGTACCCGTTGATAAGCAGGCGGGCAGATTCCTCCTCCATGCCCAGGTTTTCAACGGCCTGCTGGATGAAGCGCCGGGCTGTGTCCTCCACCTGGGCCGTCTGCTGCTGTACGGTAGGGGCCTGCTGGGGCTGCTGGCTTTGTGCGGGTGCCGTCTGCCGGGCAGCGTCCGCCGCTCTCAGCTCTTCGTTTGCGGCCCTGTATTCCCGGTAGGTGCTGATGGGTCGCACGGCGGTCATGCCGCCGGATGCCACGGCACCGATGATGAAATCATACAGCATATCAGAAGCGCTGAGATTGTCGCGGTATGATTCGCCCAGGCTCTGCCCGTTGTAAATCGTCTGAGCGGCGGGGGTGAGAATATCGCTGACTACTTCTTCAAGGCCCTCTTCGCCCATTCCGATGATGAAGCGCAGGGCAGATCTCCCCGCATTCGTCCTTGTGAGCTTGCCGATTGCCTTTTCCACAATCTCGTCCGCCGCGCCCTTGCCGTAGAGCCCGGCAAGGCCGTCAGCCATTTTTTCGGTGAAAACCTCGATGCCGGCAGCGGCAGCGCCGTAACCGAGCTGCTGGCTGATGCTCGCGCCTGCCTGCTGCGCCTGGCTTGCGCCCTGCCCGAACACACGCCCTGCCATCGGGAGGAGGGCCCCGCCGCCGGTTACGCCGCCGGCAAGCGCGTCCCCGCCCATCTGGAGGATATTCACGGCAGCGTCCACGCCGATCTTACCGACGGTACCGAGCCCTTCCTTTGCCTTCTCGGTGGCCTTCTGGCTCTTCTTTTCGAGCTGCTGTGTCATGTCGGCGGTGGCCTTGGTTGCCTGCTGCTGCACCTCGTTGTCCACGACGTAAGTCAGCGCGTCATAACGCTGCTGCCAGGTATCAATCCGGTTCTGGATGCTGGCAATATCCCGCTCGCTGAATCCGTTGGCCTTCGCCTGTTCCAGATCCCGCTGCGCAAGCTCCAGGTTGTACCGGGCGTCTTCAATATCCTCCTGGTACCGTCTTGTCCGCCCGCTCTGTCCGGCCTCATAGAGCGCCCTTTCCATCCCGGTATAGCCCGCCGCCGTGCCGGTGACTGCCGCCTCGCCTATGTTCTTGGCCCGGTCTTTTGTGAAAAAGCCCTTGATCCGCTCCCAAAGAGATTTCTTTCCTGCCGTCTCTGCTTCGGCCTCCTTCTTGGCCGTTGCAGAGTAAGCGGCGGAAACGAACTCGTCGTCCTCGTCGTTCCACTGATGCTGGTATTCATCCGGCTCGTTCCTGCGCTCCCACCTTTTGGCCGCTTCTTGAATGGCGCTGGAGGCGGTAGAGCTTCCCGTCCCCGAAAAGCTCTGCTGCCGTACTTCCGGAATAGAACCGCCAAAGTATTCCTGGGCGGCGTCTTTAATTGATCTTCCCATTAGTAATTCCTCGCATTCTTGTTCGGCTTGTACGCATAGTCGCCCGCTTTTGCCCTGCCGGTTGCAAAATCAATGGCGTCAACGATTTCACGTTCTGAAGCTGCGCCGCCGGACGTGTTTGCAATCTTGTATCCTGCCGCCGCTGCTGCAATGGCGTTATCGTTCCCGGCCACAATGTCAGCAGTGGTGTAACCGCCGCTTCCGCCGCCCATGTACTGATTATAGGCTGCCTCAGTGAGCGGGCCCCAAATACCATCCACGTCAAGGTTTGCGCCCATGGCGTTAAGCTGCCTCTGAATTGACGCGACATCGGAGCCGCCTCCGCCGCCGCCCCCGCTGGAGCGTCCGCCGCCGGAGGAGCCGCCTCCGCCTCCGCCGCCGGAACTGCCGCCGTTGCCGTAGACCTGCATACCGATCTGCCATTCCTTGAGGGCCTGGTTTCTGTTCTCCAGGTCTACGCCGCGCTGGAACTCTGCCGCGATAGCTGCCGCTGCATCACGGTTCATGCCTGCTGCCTGCAATTCCGCGTCCGTGGGTATGTAGCCGCTGGCCTTAATCATGGCGTAGAGATTGGAATAAAGCTGCTGCTGCCGCTGTTCGAAAGCTCGCTGCTCTGCAATGCGCCGGTTGTATTCCTCGTTTTCGACCTGCCGCTGATACTCCCGCTCGTTTTCCCAATCGCCCATCTGATCCCGGAAGCGGCTATACTCCGTGTCGCGCTGATCTCCCAGCAGGCCGTAGAGCTTCAGCATATCGTCGCCCTTGTCCCGGTACTGTTCGTAGGCTTGACCGTACAGCGTGGGGATAACCGCGCTCAGGTCTTGCAAATAGGCGTCATACGCCTGCTGGCCCACCTGCTGGCCGTAGGTGCTGCCGTACCCGCCTGTGAGCGCTGCGGCCTTGCCCATCGTGTCGCGCATGGCCATCTTTCCGCCCTGGATATACTGATCTTTGTACTGCTGATACAGAGGGTCGGCGTTCACGTCATAGTTGAAACTGGGCCGCCCGCTGATTTGCTCATACAGCTCCTGGAGCCGATTGTCGAAGGTGCCGGCGTAGGTCGGCTTCTGTGTCTGCCCGGCCTGCACAGCCGCGTTGAACACATCTTCATTCAAGATCTGATCTTTTGTAGGCATTGAATTTTCCTCCCTTACGAATCATTGAGTGTGTAAAAATACTTCCAGCCTTTCCATCCACTGGAATAGACGTTGATCCATACCCGCCCCGGTGTCGGTGTCGTCTCGATCAGCAGCACCACGGCCACGGTCGCGCACAAAACAAACACGATCCTCAGCCCACCGAAAACGGCGCTTGCCACGGCGTTCGGCCCATTTGCGCAAACGCCTCCCCAGCTTGCGAAGGTCGCTGCCGCATTGCACAGTGCGTAGCGGTCTGTCAGGTTTACATTGAGGAAATCGTTATTGAAGCTCTCGTTGCCGTTTCCCATGGTCTCTGTAATGGTCGCCCCATCTACAAGCGCCCCAAATGCCCCGTACTCTTTGCCGCCCAGCAGGAAGGAGCCGTTCCCCGGCAGCTCATAGGCGCTCGGCCCGCTCGTTCTGGTCGGCGTGGTACCCGCGCCCGCATAGGTGCCATCGCCGCTTCGTGTGACAACGAAATTTCGGCTTATGCCTTCCAGCGTGATCTCCTTTGTGATCTCGCCGCTTACCTTGTCCCGCACGGTGACGATTACCTTGTATGCAGACTTGGGATTCGTCATGCCGGGGAGCGGGCTGCTTGTGCTGCCGGAAATCAGGCTGTACTCCGTCCCGTTCTCAATCTCCGCCGTCAGTTTTTGCAGGCTGTTTCCGCTCAGTGCCGTGCTGTAGGTGGCCGTTACGCGGATCCGCCAGTACGTGCCGCCGCTTTCCTCCACGCCGCTGCTGTTGCATCGGTACGCAAGGTTGATCGCCACGGAGGGCGGCGTATAGGCCACAACACCGTAAACGCCCGCTGTCGCCTGGGTTTGCAGGCCGCGTCGGTCTGTCGCCGTGATGGTGAAGGTGGTGTTCCCGGTCAGCGGGGCCGCTGTCGTGCCCTCATATTTGCCCGTGCTGCTGTTGTATGTCATGGTGACATTGCTGCCGCCGGGATAGGAGAGTATCACGCTGCTGATCGCTGCATTGGTTCTGGCCGTAACGGTCACAGATACCTTGCATTTGCTGATACCTGCAATGTACGTGCTGGGATAGGAGGTCGAAGCGGGGCTCGGCTGCACAATGGCCGTGCTCGGCGTGCCGACGTTCGGCTTCATGGCGTTGCTCGCATAGAGCGTGAAACTTCCCGTCAGGGTATTCACGCCGCCTGTGACTTCCACGTTGATCGTCATGCTTGAAAGCGTCGTGACGCCCGCACTGTCAAACCAGCTCGCGGGGCAGGTATATTCAAGGCTGCCTGTGGTGAAATACTGATTGGCAAGTGTCTTGCTGCCGTATTTGAAGGTAGCTGTCAGGCCGTATCCGCTGCCGTTCGTCACGTCCAGCGTTACCTTGTTGCCTGCTGTTACGCTGGTCGGCGAAATGCTCAGGCTCATGCTCGCCGTGGAGAAACTGCCCGTGATTGTGGTCTTCTGGCTTGCGCTGCTCTCGTCGCAGCAGTAAATGCCGCCGCCTTGAGCGTTGTAGTTGATCTGTACCCACACATACAGCTCTGTCACGCCGGACAGGTTGAGGTTGGAGAAGGTGATGCTGCTGGTGATGCCCGCTGTTGTGATCGACCTTCTGGAAGTCTGGCTATCTACGTGGCCTCCCGGCGCGGAGCTTACGTCGCCTCCCGTCGGGTCGCTGGTGTAGAGGTAAAATTCAAGCGTCGGTGCCGCCGAAATATCGCTGGAGAAGGTGTTTTTGAAGGTCACGCTGTCCAGGCGCTCGTAGGCGTTCATGCTTACGATCGCCTTGTAAATGCAGAATGCCTTGTATGAGGTGCCGAGGATGGAGGAGCCGGTTATGGTTTTCCAGTTTGACCACGCGCCTTGCAGACACGTCCTTTTGCTGTTCAGTGTTACGCTTGCCATGTCTTACGCCCCCACATACAGGATTTCAAATTCACTGCCGTCTGCCGCGCTTCTGATCTGCCATGCGGCCCCGATCTGAAGTGCCTGTTCTACAATGATGTTGGCGACGTGCAGCATACCGTCTACGCTGTCAAACCAGCCCTTCTTATACCCGTCAATCCAGAATTGCCAGCCGGTGGAGGTGTACAGACCAAAGGTCTGGCCGCTGTTGAGGTAGTAATAGGTGTATCCATCTCCGGGGTTCCTTTCATCGTCAGGCCCGCACTCGCCGGAGAACTGGAGGTTCTGCGAAATCGCAATGCCTGTCACGTAATCGCCGGTCGTGGGATCCTCCACAATGCCGCGGCGAATCTCGCCGTTGACGCGGGTGAAATAATCCTGCACAAGCCCTATGGAATCCTGCACAGACTGGATAGCGGCGTCATAACCGTAGCTGTCCACCACGCCGCGGGCCGTCGTTTCAATGCGGCTGGATATGTTCTCGGTGAAGGTGCCGAACTCGCTTACCGCCACATACCTGCTGTCATACTCTTCTACCTTGCTGTCGCAGTATTGCATGACGTAGCTGTCGCCCTCCTCGATCATGGCTTTCAGCTCGGTGTCGTCGGAAAAGCGGTGCCATTCGTAATCTGTGAAGGTGCTGCTGTCTGCCTCGGTGTAGTCGGTGTACATCCCGATAAACGCGCCCGGCGTCTCGCCGTCTGCGATTCCCGTGTCGGGGTTTATGGTGAAGGTCTGGCCGTCGTCGGAATACTTGATATGCAGGTACGGGGTTCTCCCATCCGGCCCCGCCGGGCCCGGTGTGCCGCTCGCGCCGTTCTCCGCAAGGATGACGGGGGTGCTCCACTCGGCGCTTGTGATCTCGTCCGTATCCCCTCTGTCCATAGCCGTCGCTGCCGTCACATAGAGCGGGTCACTGCCCGCGGGCGGTGTCTTCTTCCAGGGCTCTTGCGGCGTCGTGGTGAAGGTCTTGTTCGGGAAAGAGTATGTCAGTGTCTCCTGGGGCTTCCCGGGTGCCTGCGAAGCGCGGGTGTAGAGATAGACAATGGCGGTGTTGTAGCCGTTGCTGCCGTCTCTTCCGTCCCTCCCGTCGCGTCCGTCGCTGCCGTTTGCCCCGTCGCGGCCTGCTGCTCCCTCCTGGCCCGGGCTCCCGTCCTCCACCAGCTTTTTTGCCTCACTCCATTCTCCTGGGCTTATCACGTCTGTCGCGGTGGTCGCTATGGCCGTTGCCGTGATTACCCAGCATGGCTGCCCGTCTGTGTCCGGGATTTCCTGTGTCCAGCCGGTGACAATGGCCGTGTGGCCCTCCACCTCTACTTCCTCTGTGGAAATGGCCATGTGCCCCTCCACGGTGGCCTCTACATCCTGTACCATGTGTCCCTGCACGTTGGCCGGGCCCAGGTCAAGACGCCCGGAAGCAAAGGTATAGGTAAGATCGGCCTGGGGCTTCGTCGGCGGGTTTGCTGCCCTGCGGTAGAGAAACACCGTTGCGCTGTTGAGGCCCGTACCGCCGTCGCCTTTGATACGGCTCCAGGAGTAGGCCGCCGGATCTGCAGGCGCTGTCTCCTCGGTGGAGGAGCACACGCCCATGTAATACGTGCTCTCTGTCGGGGTGTTGTACATGGTTTCCGGGTAATCCCCGGCGAAATTGTCTGCATACTTGATGTAGAAGGTGCTGTGCTCGATGTTGTCTATCTGCTTTTGCAGGTTCTTGGCGCTCTTGATGATGAGGGATTTCAGCTCCCGCGCATTCTTCATCACGTCTGCCACGTCCCGCGTGGTGCCTCCGCCGGTCTTGATGATCTGCTGGCCGTCGCCCCTGGTGCTGATCTGCACGGCGGTCTGTGTGCCCACGTCCGCCGTTGAAGCCGCGTTGAGCCCTTCGACAAGGCGGAACAGGTAATCCCGGATTTCGGATAAGTCTTTTTTGTCGTCCCCGGTCATAATCGGGGGCTTTTCCACAAAGGCAAAGGGCACTATCTATCACTCCCTCTTGTCAGTATTCGGGTGATGGAGAACACGCGCACATCCCCGCGCCCCTCGAAGCGCAGGCGCAGGTGGTCGCAGCGCCGGGGCCTTACAGGGATGGTGATTGTGCCTGTTTCCTTGACGTGAATATCGCCGGCAAACGTCCATATCCCGCTGCTGTCGTATTCGATATACAGCTGCATCCTGGCCTGCCTGTCCATGTTCAGCCGGACATTGTAGTGATGGACATAGCGTACACTCCGCACGCCCACGCCGCTGAGCTGCTGCTCGTAATACATGATCCCCGTCTCTGCTACCCACTCCGGCCACGGCTCCAGCGTGCCCTCGGTGCCGTTGATGCAGATGATCTTATTCTCGCTCTGGCAATAGAGCTCATCCCCCCATGCGGCGAAACACTCACCATGGAGGTCGTCTTCGTGCATCCAAAGGCCGTTTTTGGCGTCGTAGCAGAAGAAGTGCCAGGCGTTGTAAGCGTCGATCATGCTCACATAGTACCGCTGGCCGAACACGCCGGCGACGGCCCTGTAATACCGCTCGTTGCCCAGGGCGGGGCTCACGTCGGCGGGCATACCGCCCTGATAGGCCACAATGCCAGTCCGCGCCTTGTAATAGAGCGTTTCATTGACAATGGCAAGGCTCTTGTGCGAGCCCTGCTGCACGCCGCGCGCGGGAATATCGCCGATCTGATGGGCGCCCACGCTCGAAACCGCTACCGGGTGTATCACATGTTCCTTGAAGAAGGTCGGCGTACCCAGGTAGTTAATGCAGCCCGTCCACGGCCCATCTGAGCCCCGGCTTGCCCTCCAGGAATCCGTGCTGATTCCCAGGTATTGCTCCCAATTTCGGAAGTCGCCCAGGGCACAGCAGTATACTTCGTTGATGTTCTGTGTGCCGTCGTTGCCGTAGAAACAGCCCCACAAGCGGTTTTGGGCTTCACAAACGAAGTCCATGGCGGGCACGTTCCGGGAAATGCTCACGTTTGCGCCCTGCTGGGTGTACTGCTCGCCGGCAATGCCGACAAGCACGATGTAGTCATAGCTCGTAACGGGATCGCCGCCCACGGCGTAGAGAATCTTGCTGCCGTTGAGGTCTTCGTAATACAGGCCGCTGATTGCCGTCCCGTCGTATTCCTTGAAGGAGCCGGCAAGCTGGCCCATTGTCAGGAAGTCCACGCGGGTATACACCGTTTCGAGCACTGTCCAGCTCTCCGTGTACACGCTCCATTCCTTGACCGTCTCGCCGTCCGAAATATCAATCCAGATTGCCCCGTTGTTCGGGTTTACCGGCTCTGTGGTGCTCCTGGTCACGTCTGTGTAATACGTGCCGTCCTGGTGGCACATCGTATAGGTGACGGCCCCGTTGTAGCTCCAGGATGCCCCCATGCTGCCGTAATCGCTCAAATCCTGCGTGTTAATGTACTTGGCATCGGGGAACACGCAGATATAAGCCCCCATGCTGACAAGCTGCGTCTCTCGCTCGGTTTGCAGGCCCGTAAGGCCCGTTGGATAACCGTTGGCGTACAGGGTACCATTGTCTACCCAATACAGCGCGTCCTTTGCTATGATCGCCTGGAGCTTCGTGAAGGAGCGGTCAAGGCTGCTGCGCCGCCGTCTGTTTGCCATCATCGGGTAATGTTCCGTCGTGAGGTTCTTTGTGTCGTAAAACTCCCCGTCGGAAATTCTCAGATTGTGGTTGTAGCCCGCAAAGGTGTCCAGCATCACGCGGGTGCTCTGCTGCGCGGAAAGTTGTGGGTATCCCATAGCCGCCCCTCCTTAGTAGTACGTCTTGCGGGTGCCTGCCGGCATGTGGTGCTGGTTGTAATAATTGCGGAAGGCGGTGTACACGCTCTCAAACATTCCGTTTGCCGCATTGAATCCGTCAGGCTCCATGTTGTAATAGTCGATCTGTGCTGATAACCAGTGAACGTACATCTCACTGTACGGCTCCGGCACAAGCAGATCTGCCTCCAGGCTGGCGTCGGTATAGCCGCTGAACTCCGGGGCCGTCTCTCCTTCGTTGTACAGGTGGGTGTCGAGGATGTTCTGCTTGATGCGCAGATCCAGCCGCGAAAGCCACTTGATCTTCTGTCCTTGCGATATGACATTGGGTTTGAGCTCGTCTGCCTCGGCAATCGCTTCTTTGACTTTCATTCTCTGTCCCTCCATTCACAAACAGGGAGCGCGTCACGCTCCCTGTTGATCGGTATTACTGCTGGTTCTTTTCGAACTGGTACCTTATGGCCTCGATCTGCATGTCCTCCGAGTGACGAAGGACCTCTACCGCGCACTCCGGCAGCTCCATGTCGATACCGCGGGGCACTACCCACTCGCGGTCATTGACGCTTACGAAAACAGCCTCCTGTTTCTCCACGCCGGGGATGATGGGCAGCCGCACCGTAATCATCTTCTCTTTGGGGGCTTCCTGCTCCACCACGGGGGCCTCGGTCTGTTCCTGCTCCTGGGTCTGATCTTCGGTTTTCTCGGTCTTTGCCATTTCAAATTACCTCCTGATAATGAAATAGCGGGGAGGGGATCGCCCCTCCCCGCCGGGTTTTAGTTGGCCGCGACGTTCTTGCTGTAGCGGCGGGACATGTGCTCCACGCGCACCATGTAGGGCTCCATGAGGATTTTCGCCACCTCCATGGCCTTCCAGCCGACGGAGCTGCGCTGATCCAGGGCGTCTGCGGTACCGGCGCTGCCCTTCTGCTTGACGATGGTCTGGAGCCCGCCCCCTTCGACCTCAGTCACGCCGTAGGCGTCCTCGCCGAAGAACAGCGTGCCGTACACCGCGTAATAGGCGGGGTCTGCGCCGGCCTGTGCGGGGCAGGTGTTGTCGCGCCAAATCTTGGCCTCGGTGCTCTCCACGAAGCGCACGCCGCTGATCTTGCCCACCTCACCTTCATACAGGTTGGTGGTGTCCTTGTACTCATGGGGTTTTCTCCAGTCGGGATCGCGCTTCAGATCGTAAAGCGCGTTGGGATGCGCAATGCAGATGTAACAATCGTCGATCTTCGGGGTATTGTGCGCCTTGAGCTTGGTGTACACCTGCTCCACCAGGTCAACGGTCAGCACGCAGGTGATGTCCAGGTCGGCGCGGCTGAGCACTTCCGTCTCAGCGCCGGTGCTGGCGTTGATCTTGGGTGCGTACATGACATTGGTGCCGGAAACGATCTGGTTGCGCACGACGGTGTCCATCGTGAGACCAGCCTGGTTGCCCAGGAGACGGGTGGCCTCCACGATCACGTTGTCAATGGCGGTCAGCTCCAGCACGTCGGACATCACGATATAGTCGCCGTACTGGCTCACCGTGGCGGTGGTCGCCGTCACGTCGAGCTGGTTGCCGGCAGGGGTGACGCCTTCGGTCAGGGGGGTCAGCGCCTTGGCAAGCGGCGTGAACTTGCGGAATTCAATGGTCTTGCCGCTGCCGCGGGGGATGGGGCGCTTCTGGCCGAACTGGTGATGGACAAGATGCGGCTGCGCGGCGTACAGCAGGTTCTTGTCGTAGTAGGTCTTCATTTCGGGGGACAGATCGTTCCCCGGCGTGTTCAGCAGCGTGGTCTGCACAGCGAAAAGCTGGATGAAGCCACGCATAATGCGGACAATGGTTTTCTTCATTTGGTTTCTCCTCTCGTTGTTGTGCGAGCCGGGAGGGGAAACGGATCGTGCCTTAACGGAAGTCGATTCTTTCTCCTCTGGCAGCTCGCCGGTTGTACTCTTCGATGTCTGCCTTCGTGAATTTGCTCACGTCGATTTTGGTAAGGGACGCTGCGCCTCTGCCCATTGCGCCCTCCTGGGGGCGGTTCTGTCCGGCTCTCACAGCGTTTGCCACCTTGCTGCTTACCTTCTGCGCGGTGTACTGCATGGCCGCCGGGATAATCTCATCCCTGTGAACCACCTCAAAGGCGGAGCGGAGATCAATGTTGCTCAGAACAAGTTTGCGGAAGTTTTCATTCTGGAGCTCGGTCTGGAGGTCGAAGCCCGGATAAATGGTCTTGAGCTCCTCGGCCTGCCGGTTCCAGCCTGCAAAGGTTTCCTCGGCCTGCCGCTGTGTGGTCATATCCTGGACGCGCTTGGTGAGCTCTGCGTTTTCCCGCTTGATTCTGCGCACTTCCTTGACATCTTCGACGGACATGCCCTTTCTCAGAGCCTCGTCCTCGAAATATGACTCGTCCTTCTCGATCTCTGTTGCCAGCTTCTCCACGAAGTCGGGGGCCTCCGGGTCAAGCCCGTACTTGCTGCCCAACAGGTCAAAGGTGCTGGAGATACGGTTGTACTTGTTCACCGTCTCCTCGCTGCCCTTGAGCCTGCGCCTGATCGTGTCCTGTACTTTGGCATCGTACAAGTCCTTGAACTCGCCCTTAATGAGCGCGTTGAAGCGTGCGCTTCTGTCGTCCTCTGCTACCTGTGCTTCCCCGGCGACGGGAGCTGTGCCCTGATCTCCGAACCGTACTTCGGAGCCCTGGGCGCCTTTATCGCCCGTGTTCTGCGGCTGGGCGGGTGCCGCTGGTGCTGCTGGTGCCGGCCCGGTTGCCCCTGCCCCCGCTCCAGCGCCGCCGCCGTCTGCGAACAACTGAATATCGAAGTAGGGGAGCTTGAATTTGCGCATAGTCTTTTCCTTCCTGCCCGTATGTGGGCGAATCATGTTTTCTGCCCTTCGGTGGGCGAGCCCTTTATTCTGCGTCCTGTTCAGACTGAATAAACGATTTGAGGGTTACGTTATTGGGGTAGCTCTCGCTCAAAAGCTGAAAGCCCACCTGCGTAACGTAAAAGATGTGCATGGCCTCGGCGCGGTATTCCGGCCTGGGCTTTGCCACCACGCGCACGTTTCCGCCCGATATGGTAACCTTCGGGGTTTTCTGGAGCCTCTTTCCCATGGCCTGGATGCACGATGCAGCAGTGAAGGCCAGCACCGAAGCGCCGGCGCAAACGGGATCTTTCCCCATCTCCGCAAAGCCTGTATGGCCCTGCACGCGCATTTCAATGGCATCTGAACCGGGGATTTCCCGGAAGATCGCAGTTGTCATGTTCTCCTCCTTACCTGGGGGCCGTTGCATTGGCCGCCCTCGTCCTGGCTCTCCTGGTTACGCCGCTCTCGCCGCCTGTTACGCCGCCGAGTGCTTTCATGCTGCTCGCCGTCTGCTGCCCGGGAAGCGCACTGCCGGGCATTGCCTGGCCCATCAGCGCGGCGAACTGCTGCTGCATGTTCGCTGCAAGCTGCGTCCCTCTCATCTGGTCGAGCTGCTGTGCAAGCTGGATCACAAGTGCCTGGGTCTGCTGGAGCATTTGCAGCAGCGTCCCGTTGGCCTGGATTCTGCGTATCACATCATCCTTGCCGTCAAAGTCCATCATGCTCAAACAGGCCAGGGCCGCGTCAGCGTTCTGCGGTGTGAAGAATCCAGCCGTGTAGAATTGTAGCGCAAGCTCGTTCTGTGCGATTCTGGAATAGGGGCTCTGCTTCTCGGCGGTAACCTTGATGTCGAACACGGGCAGCCGGTACCCGACATCTACGCCCATTTCCATCGGCACGCCGTTGACAAGCGTTCCCTGGGGCTGCGGGACGATTCCAGCATTGGAGTATTCCACGAAGTCCTCCACGCCGCCCTCGCCCAAAATGCGAAACTGCCGCGGCACATCGTAGAACTGGCGAATCAGCTCAATACACATCAGGATAACGTCCTGATATGCGCGGTAGCTGCCCTTGTTGACATCACGGCTGAGTTTGTTTCCTGCTTCCTGCATGGCGGCTATGGCCGATGCAGCAGTAACGCCGCCCGTGGTGCCGCCCGTGGACACGTCGCGGTTTCCGGTCGTCTCTTTGAGCTCCTGTACCTTGTTCGCAAGGATCTCCACATACTGGCTGCTGATCTGATTGACCGGGATGGGCACAATGTTGTCGGCGTTGATCGGCCCCTCCACGTGTACGAAGTCATTTGTCACATTGGCAAACTCTTCCTCGTTCACGCCTCCGTCCTTGCGCACGAAATGGCGGGGCCTGGCATTGAAAAGCAGGTTCTGAAGAATGGCCTGGTCGCCGCGGTCTATGTATTCCTGGGCGCTTTTGGCTATGTCGATGAAGCCGAAGCCTGTCGGCGTGCCCTTGCAGCGCATGAGCCTGTCGAACACAAAGGGGTACTGCCCGTGATCGTACCAGCCGCGATCTGCGTAATCCGGTTCATTCTCCGTGGCGAAGAGGGGCTCTGTCTGGCCGGCAATGAACTTGCAGTAATGCAGCAATGTCCGCCCGTCCGGTGTGCTCTTCTTGTAATACCAGTCCACGACGGCGGATTTCCGGTTGGTGTCCACGTTGTCGTCATACACGTACTGGCTCAGATCAATGACGGGGTTTGCAAGCCGGCCCTCGAATTGCGGGTAATCCTGCTCCAGAAGGTCGTTGTCCACCAGGTACACATAGAACACGTTGCGGGATTTCTGAATATCCATGATCCCGCTCTCCCAAAACAGGTTGATGAGGTCTATGTTGGTAATGTCGATGTCACCGAGGCCGTTGTGCTTGGTCGAATTCCAGAACACGCCATAGACGCCTGTGCCGCTCTCCAGCTTATCGTCCATGATCTCGGAAAACACCGCCTCGAACTTTCCCTGCTCCAGCACGACGGGAATGATGGAGGAAAGGCGCTTGGCCTCCTCTCTGTCGCCGCTCTCGCGGGGCAGGATGTTCGCCGCGGGAAAGTTGTCCATTGCGTCGGCGTGTTTATTCTGGATGGAGTTAAGCAGCCACGCGCTTGTCGGTTCCACCTGCTTGTCGCGGCCATCCTTGCGCATGACTTCCCACTGGCGCAGCTTGTACCAGCGGTCATTTTCCACCAGGCGCTTTTCAAGATTGGCCTTGCCGCGTTTGTAGTCAAGCAGCGTCTGATATGCCTCCTGTATCTCCGGTTCTCCTATGGGCCTGCGCATGGGAGGGGTGGGGGCTGCCGCGTCTGTAATGGACATGTCCAGGCTCTTTGCCACGGCCACGTTGCCGGCATTGACGCCGCCGGCCGGCGTTATGGTTTCTCCCTCGCGGGGAGGCCGTCTAAGATTCATGCTGTTCGGCATTTCTCAAAATCTCCATTCTCGGTGTAGTGTGGGCCCGCGTCAAATCCGCCTGCTCGATACCGAGGTATTGATACATCGGCCCCTCCTTGTACTTGTCGGGCGGTTTTGCGGCCTTGGGCTTGATCGGCCTTGACATGAAGAAATAACGTGTCTCGTCGGCCACGTGATCCTCGCCGTCCGTGTTCAGGTCTTCGGGCCTGTGATCGTCGTATTGGAGGAGCGGGATAGTGCGAATGAAAGCCTTGCAGTTTTTGAAAACGTACATCATGGGGAAACCGTTCTCATCGAACTGAAAGCGATAGTGCATCTGCATCCAGCCGGGAATGCGCTCATGGTCGCCCTTATCGAAGTACACGCCATATTTCATGGCCGTCTCTGCAATGCTCTCGCCCGTCTCAGCGTCCCAAATGGCCGGGTCTGCCACGCCCTGGATGTTTCGGCCTTTAAGCCACGGGTGTTCTCGCTCGGTCTTGGCGATCTGGTCAAACAGCGTCGGCGGATTCCATTTAAGGCCCTCGTTCGGCGTCTGCGTGCATCCGTACAGCTCCAGGATTCGATACGCCACGCCGTCAAAGTCCACGGCCCACCAGCCCACGGAGAAGGGCTTGCGGAAGCCCCAGTCAAAGGAGCGGTAAATCCTCCAGGTCTTGGGCGGGGCAAAGGGCTCGATAACGTGCGTGAAGCGTCTGGAGCGTATGAGCTCTTCCTTGCTCGCAGTGCAGCCGGCCTTCTCCGCGGCGATCATGTCGGGCTCTATGCGGAAGTCCTCAAAGAATTGGCCCTCGAAGATGTCCCAATTACCGTAGAGCCACGCTTCCCTTTGCTTCGGCGGCAGGGCTTCAAGCTGCTTGACGTATTCCGGCTGCTCCCGCATGAGCGCGGCGTTGTCCGTCACAAGCGATTGAATGAAGGTGTATTCCTCCGGGTCTTCCTCTTCCTTGAAGCGTCTGTCGATAAACAGGCGCTTTACCCATCCGTGGCCCTCGCCTCCGGGGTTGCAGGTGAGATAGATCCGCTTCGGAAAACCATTGACGCCTCGGATGCAGGCTTTGAGTATGTCCCAGCGCTGTTCCGGGTGCTGGGTCGCTTCGTCCAAAAACAGCACGTCGATTTCCGTACCCTGGAAACGGCCCTCGTCGGCCTCATTTTCGAGGTATCGGAACAGGATCGTGCTCTTGTTCGGGAAGGTGATCTTCTTCTCGCTGTCGTTATAGCGTGCCAGGGCGTCATACCTGCTGTCACAGCGCAGCATCTGGCGCAGCTGCTTGATATGGTTCTCGCGCAATTCCGGGTAGGTCTTGCGGATGATGCAGCACACAATGCCTGGGTACCGGTTGCACAGCAGCACGGCCTTGACGCGCACGGCCCAGCTCTTGCCGCCGCCGCGGGCCCCGCCGAAGCACACATACTTGTGCTTCTCTTTGAGGAAAAGCCACTGCTTTTTCGATGGGGCCGGGATGGATAGTGTCTGCATCACTTATTCCTCCGCGCCGTCTGTGCCTACGAACTCAATCATAAGGCCCTGGCTGCTCGGCTCCACGATCTGCGTATCATGTTGCAGCTTTGCTATCCTGGCTTTCTGTTCCTCGCAGTCGAGCTCGTCCTTGCGCGGATCAAAGAGGCCCAGGTGCTTGCCCAGGAGCTCCAGGGCACGCAGGCGGTCACGTGGCTTTACGCCCCCGTCCTCGGCAATCTCCTTGATACTCCGCAGCACGTCGTCCTGCCGGATCTGCACGCGCTCTTGCTGCGCCTGCTGCCTCTCACGAAGGAAATTTAAAACCTTGACATTTCTCAACATGCGGGACGCAGCCTGTGCCGCCGTCGATTCTTTCTTGGTGGCAGGGTACGCAGCCATGTAAGCCCGCGTCGCGTTCAGATCGACCAGATACTCGTCGCAGAACCGCCGCTGCTTCTCGGTAAGTCCTGCGCCCACATAATCACTCCCCGTTGGGGACGACTGCCATGTGACCGTCTACGTAGATCTTGCTCAGTGCGGCCTCGGCCACGCCGTCAGCATCCGCGTAGAGATTGCCCTGCGCGTCTGTGAGCACGGGGACGCCCGCTCTGCCCTCTTTCTTCGTCTCGGCGGCCAGGGGCGCGTTGACGGGCCTTGTGCCGAGTGCGGCGGGGCGGTTTGCCTCGTTCGCGGCGATAAGCTCGGCCACTTCATCGGGGACACTCACGGTTGCGCCGCCCTCATAGGTGTAGGTTTTCCCGTTAATCGTGACCTCCAGGCGCGTCACGTCGCCAGGTATTTTGATGGTTTTCGCCATGTCTCTGCCCTCCGTTTCTTTGTTCTTTGTCTAATGTAACAGCCCTGTGCTGCCTTTTTCAAGGAAGCACAGGGCCCGAAATGCTTTATGCGGTTACTTTCCCCCACCACCATCGCTCGGTGTAATCCTCTATCCCATCCGTCAGGATAATCATGTCCCGGTTGAATTGGGCTGTTGTGAGCCGGTTGGAGCAAGGGGGATGCTCCTGGGCTTTGACCTCATCATACACGGCTTCCGCGATATTCCACGTCGCCTGCGTTACCTCGTTCTCGGTGGAAAAGCCCGGCCACTGGTCTGGCTGCTCTATGATCTCCGCCCAATCGTCGGCGTAGGCCGGATTGAGGCGCCGGTTTTCGATGCACTGGCCCAGCGTCAGGAAATCGTTCATACCGTAGTTGTAGAGCTTCAGCCCTTCGATTACCTGGCCGAACCTGGTGATTGCTTTCTCCCGCAGCAGCACCGCCGGATCGGGAGGCAGGCCCGCAGCCCTGGCCTCCTCCATGGCCAGGTAATCATCCACGAAGCGCAGCTTCCACGCCTCGAAGCTCTCCAGCGCGTCCTTCTGCGCCTGCCTGTACAGGATTTGGCCCTCCAGGATCATCAGCAGCAGCGCGATCAGGATGATGCAGCACACCGTCCTTGCCGGCACGGTTGACAAAATCAGGCGTTTTCGCACAAATAGGCGCGGCCTCGTCATGGCACTTATGACAGCTCTCGTCATTTCTCGGCCCCCATCTTTTTCTGAGCATCGGCGATTTCCTCAATGTGGCGGCCTGTCTTGGTGCATACTTTTTTATCGGCAGACCACCAGTGCCCGTTCGCTCCCATTCCTGTCAGCGTGCTGTCGTCGATCCTGGTCACAACAAACTTTCTGCCGCCTTCTGTCACTACCTCATCGCCGATCCTGACTATAAAGGCTTCCGGGTGCTCTTGGAGAATTTGCATTACCTCTTTGGGGCCGTGATCCTCGAAAACCTGTTCAACAGTTTCTGCGCCCATCCATTCCCCATTGAATTGCAGGTGTACGATCTTATTGGCCGCGCTCCAAGCGTCCGCCAGCCCATTATCATACCCGTCATTCCAGGCGTTGGACTTTTCATCCTGCGTGGGGCGCTGCTCCTCCTTTGCCTTCTCCATTTCCTCGATGTCCTGAAATTTTGGGAAGTGTTTGAGGCAGAGGCCGTTGTATTCCTCCACAAGATTGCGCGGTATTGTGAGGTTGCGCCGGATGCGCAGAGTGATTGCGGTCTGATCGTCTGCCATTTTCTTGAGGTCTTCCCTCACATCGACCGGAACGCCGAACAGCTCGGCAAGCTCGTCAGCCTGTCTTAGCATAGTCTCTCTATCCATGTTATCCCCAGCTCCTTTTTCTGATATAGTTTTCTTTATCGGCCCGAAGGCCGGTGCTCACGGTGATCTGCTTCTTCTTCCGCTTGCGCTTTGATACCAGCTCATAAGCCATGCCCGGTTTTCCACAAAAGGCGCAGACGGTTTCCCATCCGGCGGGGTAAGCGTTATAACAAACCTCCAGTTTCTCTTTGCACGGCTCGCAAATCCCTGTTGCCATGCTCACGGGTTATCAGTCCTTTCTTCATCTGTCGGGGTGATCTCCTCCGCGGTGATGCCTTCGGCCTCCGCCATGCGGTACCAACATTCTGGATCGTAGTTGAGGCGTTTGAAAGAGGCCACGCAGCTTTTCAGCTCATGGATACGTGCTTCTCTCGCTTGGCCGGAAAGCACGCGCGGGGCGGGCGGTTGGTTTTCCCCCTGTACCCCTTTTCCTTCTGACTTACCAAGAGAAGGTTTTAAACTTTCCTCTCCTTCCCTTACCTCACCTGTACTATCCTTACCTACCCTATCCTTACTCTTACCTATCCTATCCTGCGTCAACGATTCGGGCCGCTCGAGTGACGTGTCCGTTACAGGCGCGTGACGGGGCTGTGACGGGGCCGTGACGGGGCGGGGGAGTTTATCAGGGATGCACGGGACGTGTCCGTCCCCCGGATCGGTCGAATAGGATTGATTTTCGTCGTAGTACAGCTCCCGCATGAACTGTTTGTACTTGGTTGCGCGGTAGGTGTCCTTGCGGATGTAGTTGTTCATGCGCCAGTGCTTAATGACGACGATGAAGTTACCGTGATTCTCGAAGGTGAGAACGAACTTCTTTGCGATCAGTATCTTCATGGTGTCGTTACTCACCCCGCACTGGCGCATGATCGTCCGGGGGTTATCGCAAAAACCGTCGTCGTCGGCCGCCATGTTGAGGTGTATGTACAGCATTTGCGCCTCGGCGGGCATGTCCATGAAGGGGTCAGATTCTATGATGCTCTTGTCAAACATACGCCGTCCAGCCATGACAGTAACCTCTCAATCTCCGTTGTATTTGAACATAGTCAGAAAGCTGTAGTATGGGCAGCTCCTGTACCCGCTGACCTTGCAGCAATAGTGCCCCATAAACCTATCTCGCGCCCGAAGGTTCTTGAACCGGATGCTGATCCGCGTGTCCTGGTCGTGGCCCTCGCAGCTCACAGAAGCAGTGCGCTTGTACTCGCTGATGAAAAAGGGGCACTGTGCGTCAGCGTCTGTCCAGCTCACTTTCTTGTTGCCGCCCATGCCTTGCTCCTCCTTACTTGTCCTGGTGCTGGTGGAGCGGTACCCACACACCATCCGGCCCCATATTCTCCTGGAGCCAGGCGGTGGTTTTCTCATAGCTCATGTGGTTTTCCGCTGCCGCCGTCTCATAAATAAACTTCTCGCCGGCTGCCTGCTTTGCGGCTATGCGGGCCTGTATTTCCTCCGTGCGGTGGTTGGCCTCCACAAGATAGAGCTGGTACCCCTTGGCTTCTATACCGTCCAGGCTGCCCGTATCCGTCGCGTAGAAAGTCTTGTCGCTGAGATCCATCGTGTGGATATGGTACCCGCAGTTGGGCGCGTTGTGCGTCAGCTCTACCGGCCTGACGCGGATGCCGATTGCTGGATAGAGAAATTCCGTCTCGCCGTCGATGGGGCGGAACACGTCTATCATGCGCGGATCCACGCCCGCCTCCATCAGAGGGCCGGCCAGCCACTCGCAGCAGCCCCACCGCAGCGCGGGCCGCGCTTTCGCTATGGCCCGGATCGTCGCTTTCTTGAAGTGGTCGCCGTGGATGTGCGTCAGCAGCACAAGCCGCAAATCCCGCACAAAGGGCTCCAGCTTCTTCATTGTCACGCCGCAGTCGATCAGGATGCAGCCATTGAGGAGAACGGCGTTTCCGCCGCTCCCCGTGGCGATGATCTTATAAATCATCCAGTGTCACCTTCTTGCCGCCCTTCCCGCGGCTCGGTTTCGGCTTTTCCTCCTTCGGGGGTTCGGTTTCCGGAGCGGGGCTTGGGTCGGGCTCCGGGGCCTCCTTTACGCTCTCGCGCATCCTGTTGAGGAAGTATTCATTACCCACAATGCCGTCTTTAATGCTCCTGTACACCTTCTGGAGCCTTATCAGGTCGTTCTCGTCAAAGGCTTCCACGTTCTTGCCGATGTAGCCGCGCAGCTGCTCCGGCGTAACCTCGAACTCCGCAAAGGCTTTTACCATGTTCTCGATCCGCACGCCGATGGGGACGCCCTCCGCGTTGGTGCGCAGCGTCGCCTCGCACTGCTTCACGGCCATGTCCACCACGTCGCCGGGAATGAGAGACAGGATGCAGGAACGCACGCGCCGCGATGCCTGGTTTGCCACTAACTCATAGATGTCTCTGCTGTCCGTCAGCACCTTGGAGCCGCTGCTTGTGTCCCTTCTGTGCGGGACGGTGAACACCTTGCTCTGCCGGGTGTTGGTTTCCAGATCCCAGGCGTAGGCCATGACTTTGCTTTCGCCGTTGGCCTGCTCCAGCTCGATATAACCATTGTCCATGTTCCCCCAGCTCTGAGCTATGGCCTCCGCGAGTCGGATGCTGGGGCCGGTAACCTCAGAGCCGCCGCGGGGGAAACTGTACAGGGCGTTCTCCGCGAGAGTGCGGCGCGAGCACGCTGCCAGGATTCTGTCTGCGCTCTGCTGCTCGTCCCTGGGGAAGCGCTTGGCGATAATCATGGCCGCCTGCACTTCCTGGGCCTGCCTGGTCGTTGCCATTGCTTCTGTGACACTGGCAAGCGTCTGTCCCTTCGGCTTTGCGCCGTACACGTTAAGCTGTTCATTCATAGGAAATGCCCTCCTGTTTTAAGAATTCTCTGATTTTGATTAACTGCGTCCTGGTACATCCGAACACGGTGAAACTGAATTCCTCGAAAATCGGCTCCTCCTGGGACCGGGGCGCTGCCACTGCCGGGGCGACGGCCTCGGCCTTTGCCCTGGCCTCATTCATGCGCTCCTGTGCTTCGGCCCGCTCTCTGGCCTCCTGTTCCATGGCCTGCACCTTGCGCCGGCGCTCCTGTACCGCGGCGACAGCGGCCCCGACGTTCAGCAGGCGCTTGAACTCTACATAGATCTCATTCCGGTCTTTCTCGTCCATGCGGGCGATCTGATCCATCCCGTCGCCCACCTGGGCAACAACGGCAGCGAGCTGATCCATAATCTTGCGCGGCGTCCTGGCCTTTGCGTCCGAGAGATTGATTTTGATGTTGCCGATCTCCATGGCCTTATCCATCGAAAGGAAGTCCACGCCCGACACCTCGCACAGCTCCGTGTAATACTCGGCGAGCTGCTGCCTGCAATCCTCCTTCAGTTTCGTCTCGAAGCCGGCGATTTCGCCCTTTAAGGCGGCGTCCGCCCGCTTGAAGGGCTCGGCCACGCACTCTTTCCAGGTCGCCTCCACCGCGGCCCAGGGCGCCATGTATGCCTCCTTCACGGCCTTGCGCTGGTTATCGGCCTCCTCGAACTCCTTGCGCATCTGCGCCCGCATTTCCTTGAGGCTCTGTACGGATTCCTCAGTGCATACAAGGCTGCCGGCTTCCTCGGCCCGTTTCTCCCAGCCCTCGCGCAGTATGCGCAGGTTTTCCATGATCTCAGGGAATTGTGTAATCTGGATCAGCGCCGTATTGGTTTCATTCATCGGTATTCCTCCTCGTTGATAAGCCCCAGCGCCCGCGCGATCTGAGGCCCGGTATAGTCTGTGCATCCCAGCAGCACACCGCAGTATCTGGAGCAAAAGAACTCCCGCAGCTCGTCCTCGGTTACGTTGTAGCCGGTCATGATGCTGCTTTTCCGGGGCCTTTGCAGCAGCTTGGTATCTGCCACGGCCCGCCCGACAATGGAGGCAGCCAGCATGTTCCAGCCGCTGCCGCCATAGCGGTGGCTGTTCGGGACGCCCCGTTGTTTATGCTTGCTCGCTTTGTGTGACATGTGGTATAATCTCCGTAGTGATTCCTTTTTGGCACTGCCGCCTTTTCCGTGCGCCAACACGGAGGGCGGCTTTTTATTTTGCCGCCGCCTCCAGCGCTTCGGCGTAGGGGACGCCCAAAATATCGCAGTACCTTTTGAGCATCCCGATATTCCATTGGTCGGCGGGTTTCCCGATCTGGTGCCGCACATGGTCGGCGGTGATCCCCAGGGCCTCGCCGATCTGCTCGGAGGTGAGCCCGCTTGCCATCTTGTACCCCCGAAGGAGGGAAGCAAGGGCGTTGTATTTGGGCTTCTTTTTCCCTCCTATCCACGTGGTCTTAGGCATTTCTCGCCGCCCCCTCGTCCGTGACGGGGTAGTCTTCCGGCCTGATGCCTGCCGCAAGGCACACAAGTAAGAACTCGTCCACGTGAATCCGGCCCCTTACGGAAAGCGCCTCATAAAGCCGCTTCTTGGGGATGCCGGCTTTCTGCGCGAGAAAAACCTTTGTCATGCCTCTCTGCTTGATCTCGGAGTTAAGCCACTGCTCAGGCGTCATGCGGAATCACCTCCTTTCGCATTGATTTGGTCGTTAGACCATGATTGAGATAAGCCCGCCGTTGATCTCTTCCAGCAGGGCGCTTGAAAGCCAGCCCTGGATATTCGCCTTGGCCTCCAGCTTCCAAATGCCGCCGTCTGCTTCAAAGAGCCCTATCTGGCCCCGCTCGTTCAGCCGCAGAATAAACTCGCTCACGGGCTGTTCCACCTCCAGGAAGGTGCGGAAGGGCTGGAGCTCCAGCCTGGGCTTGACGGTCGCTGTGTCCTGGAGGCTTACGCCGGTCTTGACTACCACCGTCTGGCTCACGCCGTTGTCGGTGCTCTTGACGCCCTCGTCCTGGTTGATGGAGGAAATCAGACCGAGGAGATATTCACTGTCCTCCGTCGGGAGAAAGCGGGATCTGACCTCGATAATAGCGGCCTGCTGATCTCTCCAGCCGCTTTCAAAATTCACGTCGCTCGCCACGGCCTTATAAAGCCAGTCGCGGGCGCTCCGCTCGTCCAGGCGGGAGAATACCTTCACCTGCGTCGGGCTCACCACATGCACAAACAGGGGCAGGCCGCAGGTTCTGACGCCCGCGGTGTAGTCGTCAAGCTCCGCGCGGATCAGCTTAACAAGGGCGTCCAGGCTGCCCACCTGGACAGGCTCAGGGTAGTATTTCTTCTCCATCACCTGTACAAGCTGGTTATCGGAGAAGGTAGCGTCCCCGATCTTATAGGTCTTGTTCTCCTTCAGACCTACCAGGAACTTCAGCGCTTCTTTCAAATCCATGTTCTATCTCCTTTCACTTGACTGCTGCAAATTTAAGCAGCTTCTGTCCGGTCTGCTCCTTGCCGGCCATGTCGAGCTGACCGGGGATCTGCGGTGTTGCCTCTGCAATCACAAGCTCGCCTTTTCCGTCTGCTGTGATGTACATGGAGGTATGTACCGCGTTTGTGGGCACCAGGGTCGTCTTGGTTGAGGCGTTGATCTGAATGTGCTCCCGCTCTGCGTCCGGGATAAACTCAATCGTCAGCGTGATTTTCCGTTTGCCGTCCGGCTTGGTGTTGACATCCATGATGTTATCGACCACGGCGGCCACTTCACGGTCAACACGTTCCTCAATCGCTCCTCGCGCCATGCGAAGGATGCTTTCGGTGTTCATACTGTTCACCTCCTTTCATGTCTGATCTTCCGCGTAGCACCAGCTTTGCGGGGGCCTGCGTATTTCCAGGGCGTAGTTTCCGCAGTGCGGTACCGGCTGGAGTGCGTGCATAGCGCAGCCCTCGCAGTTGAGGCTTTCGGGGCATGGGCGGTGAAATGCGGATAGCTCCTTCGGATAACGGTAGGTCTTGACATCGGACAGGTGCCAGAGGTGGGCGGTCTTATCGCCCATATAGGCCCGGAACTCCTTTTCGGTCATTCCGAAGCGGCAGCCCTCAAGCTCCCCGCGCTCCAGCATCCCGTCCAGGGTGTCTTTCGTGACGCGGGTGACGCGCTTGCAGGTGAACTCCCCGACAACGGCCTGCCGGAAATACTGATAGCTGTACATATCCTCCGGCAAGGTGACGAAGATCGGCGAGCCGTGGTAGGTCTGGCCATAGCAATCATCACCGTCGCGGATGATGTGAAGCAGCTTTTCCTTCCCCTTACTGCAATAGATATAGCTCTTAAAGGGTACGGTGTCCGGTTCTGTCAGCCGAACCTCTACATTCTTGGTGCCTGCAAAGATTTTGGCTAACCACTTCGGCTGGATGCTCGTCAGGATTGTTCTCAAACAATTGCCTCCTTTCGGTCTAAAACATAGAAAGCTGCTCAATTGGTGGTGCATAATTCATCCAGATTGTCTCTGTGGCCATCTTCCCGGATGTGGTCTGGCTCTTTGCGCTGTCCTTGTTCCAGCCTTTTAACGCGGCATTGTAGAGATCTGATTCGTAGCCACTTATGACGATATGGGCTTTGCTGGTTTTTATAATATCCAGAAGGCTCTGTTGCTCGGCGTTGGTCATTTCGTGGCTGTATAACTTGCCTTGCCGCGTGTCAAGAACATAGGGCGGATCTAAGTACATGAGAACATCTTGGTGGTTATACCGCTGAATCAGTTCCAGCGCGTCCGTGTGCTCGATCTGTACAAGGTGGGTTGTGTCTCCGCGAAGCCTTGCGGCAGCCGCGTCAATAGTTTCGACGATGCCTCCCCATTTGCAGGCGGTTCCACCAATCTTCATTTGCTTATGATTTCGCCAGCCGCACTTTTGGCTCCCATACATCTTCGCTCCGATTGCCTGCGTTGTGCGCACCATGTACCGGCGTGCCTTTTCAACGGGATCTTCGCAAGGCGCAAAGGAAAGGTCGTACTCTTCCCGGCTGTATGGTGTCAGCTGCAACACGCGCCGAAGCTCGTCCGGCTGCTCTCGCAACACTCGAAAAAGATTCACGATATTGCCGTCCAGGTCATTTATTGTCTCGACCTTGCCGGGACGCTTATTAAAGAACACGGCCCCGCTGCCGACGAACGGTTCCAGGTACACCATTCTTTCATACCCTGGCGGGAAATGACTGATTATCCATTCGGCGATAGACCACTTGCTGCCGGGATACCGGAATATCGCTCTGATAGCTGAACCTCCTTTCTCAAAGAGTGGGCGGGGAGTGGGAAGTAGCTCCCCGCCCGGAATAGAAAGCCCCGTTCATCAATCGCTCATGGGGCATTGGTGCGGCCTGGCGGAATTGAACCGCCCGCTGGGCAGGCTCCTCGCCCCGCGTCCACCTGGGGCCGCGTATGGTTGGCGGCTGCCGGGGTTGAACCGGCGTGTGGGGGAGATGAAGCCCAACACGAACCGTCCGCCGCCATATTGGGGGCTTATGCCCCCACTCTTGCTTTCGCAAGCTCTTTCATGAGCTGTTCGATGATGTCAGCGGCTTCGAGGCTCATTCTCGCGCCGCCGTTGCTCTCGCTGCACTGCTCGTCAAAAGGGCAATCCGCGCAGGTTTTCCCCTCCATGCTGGGGTGGTTGCCGCAGATCCGCAGCGCCGTTACCATTTCAGATGCTTTCATGCTGTCAACTCCTTTCACACATCACGGCAAATGCGGTGGTAGCACCAATACCGTCTATCCCGCACGAAAATCTTGTACCAGGAAGTGAACCGGGCCCCGGTGCAATCCCAGGCGCAGGGCGGGGCCGTGATATACTCGTCAGTCTGGAAATACTCGTCTGCATCGTCGTAGCTCTCCAGGAAGTCGGGGAGGGGGTACACAAGCGTCACAGCGTCGAAACTCTCGTCAATCACGCGCTTTTCGTCGAGCGGCTTGTTCTCATACTTGCGGATTGCCCTCTTGAGCTGCTTGCAGTGCTCGGTGTTCTTAATGCCGTTGACGTGGGTCTGGAGATGGCGGAGATAGTGCCGCGCTACGGTGTACTCCTGGTTGTTTGTGATGGTTATCATGCGCTGCTCCTTCCCGGCCGGGCTTGTGACCGGCCTGCCGCATTACCGGGGCTGCCGCCCCGTCACTCTGCGTATCTGATTCTTACCTGGTAACCGATGTGCCCGCACTCGGTAATCTGCTCAACTTCGCCCCTGGCCTTGAAGGTTTCCAGGTACTTCTTGAAGCGCTCATCCCGCAGCACGCGCAGGGCCTTTTTCCTGGTGTACTGGCCGCCGCCGGAGTAAGCGCCGCCGCAGTTGACGGTTGCGGTGTTGTGCTCCATTTGTTGGCTGGTCATCATGGCCTTGGGGTAGGTCGTGCTCGGATTGTTGTCCTCTACGCGGATGTCGGCGCGGATCAGGCCGACGATCTTCTGAAGCTCCTTTTTCTTATCCATGGGGGGTGCCTCCTTTATTCAACTCTTAGATTCTCAGGGTATGTCAATATAATACCCTTAGAATCTAATATTGTCAACACTTTTTTCTTAGATTTTCAGAGATTTTTCTTGATTGTTTCATATATATATAATAAAATGAAAGTGAGGAAAGGAGGCCCCGCTATGGAAAACAAAATCACAAAGAAGCAGATAGCCGACTTGCTGAAGGATAAGCGCCTGGAGGCCGGTCTGACTGGCCCCGAAGTAATACTCCGCCTAAAGCTGGAGTATGGCATTGAGCTTTCGGATAAGACGCTGTACGGGTATGAGAAAGCAACAAGCGCCCCGAACATTCCACTTTTCCTCGCCCTCTGCCGCATCTACGATGTGGATGATATATTCGAGGCCCTGGGAGTAGTCAAATCGCGCAAGCCCGCCTTGACCGGTGAGCAAAAGAAATTGCTTCAGTATTTCGAGCTGTCCACGCCGGAGGCGAGGGAGCTTGCACTTAAAATGCTGAAGCCCGAAAAGGAGGATACCGTTTCATTGGTAGGATGATGAAATGAAAGAGAAATTGCTTTGGGCTGCTGAACACTGGTTTTTGCTCCCGTTCGCCGCTTTTCTGTTTATGGCTGTTCTCTCCCTTGCAGGCGTAAAACCGGCTCCTGATCCTGGCAGGTTCTATGATGAACGCCCATACACCGGCGAGGGCCTTGTATGGCAGCAAACGCCGAGCTCCAGTTGTTTCTCGGCTGTTGGGTATGATGATGACCATGAAATGCTTGCGCTGATCTTCCGGGATAATCAATCGGCTGCCTATGTGTATTCTGAGATTTGGCAGAGCATATATCAGGAGCTTATGGCGGCGGATTCTCTTGGAAACTATTACAACGATAATATAAAAGGCCAGTTTCCGTGTGAAAGGAAAGACGGAATAGAAGGGACGTATTTCGAGCCATGAAATGCCGATACTGTTCACACAGCATCCAGGACGATGCCATTTTCTGTGCCTATTGCGGCGAGCGCGTGGCCCGCAAGAAGAAGGAAAAGAAAAAAGAGATCTCCGTGCCGGCTCCGCGGCAGCTCAAAAGCGGTACCTGGTTTGCCCAGGTGATGGTGGAGGGGGAGCGTGTTCCGATCTCCGCCCCCACCGAGGCGGAATACTATGTCAAGGCCCGCGCAGCAAAGGCCGGTCTGATCGAAGCGAAGAAGCCGGATAACCGTCTTGTGAAAGACCTGGTTGCAGATTACATCAAAGCGCGGGAAAAGACGGCCTCTGCATCGACCATTGACGGGTATGAGCGCAAGGCCAAATACAATCTGCAGGGGCTGTACAAGCTCCGTGTGAAGGAGCTCACGCGCTCTGCCGTGCAAAAGGCAATCGACCAGGACGCGGGGAAATATGCCGGGAAAACGATATGGGAGGCGTGGAGCCTCATCCAATCGGCCACGGGCGTCCGCTACAAGAAGGATGAACTTATCATCCCATCGAAGAAGCCGAAGAAGAAACCGCCAGTCTATTCCTTTGAGGATCTGCGCAAGCTCATTCTCGCCTTGGCGGATCGCGGCGGCCAGGTGGAGTGTGCCGCGCTGCTGGCCCTCTGGCTTTCCCTCCGCCGCTCTGAAATCATGGGCTTAAAATGGACGGATGTCCGCTCCAACAGCATCCGCGTACAGACGGCCCGTGTCTACGATAAGCACCATAAATTGGTGGAGAAGGACACAAAGAATGAGACAAGCGAGCGTGTCATACCCTGTGACAGCTATATCCTGGACAAAATAAATGCTCTCCCGAAGGAGAGCGAGTATGTGTTCACCGCCGGTACCTCCACGATCTGGCGCGGCGTGAACAAGGTATGTAAGGAAGCAGACATACCGCACGGGTACCTGCATGGCTTTCGCCACACAAACGCCTCCATTATGGAGTACCTTGGCATTCCGGCCCAATACAGCAATAAGCGCGGCGGCTGGGCCTCGGATCATGTCCGGCAGCGTGTTTACACGGACGCCATGCCGGAGGGCGACGTGGCCGCAGCATCCAAAATAGACACGTTCTATAATGGCTTGATTACTAACAAAATTACTAACGATTCCGAAAAATAGAGTATTCAAGCGCTGTTTGGCCTTTTCGGACGGGGTTCAAATCCCCGCACTCCGACCACCAAAACAAGGGCGAGAAGTTATTAAAACTTCCCGCTCTTGTTCTTTTTATTCACTTAAAGCAGCTTTTTCACGGGGTTTCACCTCTTTTCTGTGATTCGCTGTGTTGTACTGAAAACACGGCTGTGCGGCCTGCATAACACAGCAAATTACTAACGGATTTACTAACGTCAGCCGGTCGGGAAGTTGAGCCGCGCGAGGGGGTCGCTTGCTTCCGGCTCGTCCTTTACCTCTGCCTCTGGGTCGGTCTTCTTGAAGCTCTTATTAAATTCATTGACCGCCGCCTCAAGCATGGCCTCCAATTCGTCCTCAGTGATGTGAATACCATACGTCGCCAGTATCTGCGTGGCCCGTTCCATTGCCTTCCGCAG